TAACAGCGGGCAGCCCTCAACTGTCGTCGACAACACCTTGATGGTGTTACTTGCAATGTTTTACGCGCTGCACAAGAGCGGGATTTCTTACCAAACGTACAAGCAATACTGCCAATTTTTCATAAATGGGGACGACCTTCTCATTGCTGTAAATGGCACACTTGGTGAGAGTGCTCTTGATACGTTCGAGCGATCTTTTAGTGAGTTGGGTCTCAATTACAAATTCGACAACAGAACACGTGAGAAGACTGAACTCTGGTTCATGTCTCACAGAGGCTTGGTAATTGATGAAATGTATATACCAAAACTGGAACCAGAGAGAGTTGTGTCCATCCTTGAATGGGACAGGAGCGTTGAACCTGAACATCGACTCGAAGCAATTTGCGCTGCAATGATAGAATCATGGGGATATCCTGAACTAACGCACCAGATACGACTATTTTACAGGTGGGTTTTAACACAGGCACCATACGCAGCCCTCGCATCTGTTGGAAAAGCACCATACATCTCCGAGTTAGCTCTCAGGAACTTGTACACAGGCACACAAGTCAAAGACTCGGAGTTGGAAGTGTACATAGAAGCGATGAAAGAGGAATCACTACAGGAGGAGGACTACAACGTATATCATCAAACCTCGGCCTCGAGCGATTTGGATGCTGGACGTGATACACCAATGATCACAACCAAGAAGAAGGATAAAGATCTTGATACAGGCACAAGTGGAACGTTCTCGGTGCCACGATTACGCCAACTGCCAAGCAAGATGTCACTCCCGAAAGTCCGAGGCAAGACCATTGTGAATTTACCTCATTTAATCACTTACACTCCTGATCAGATTCATCTCTCGAATACGCGCTCAACAATGAAACAGTTTGAATTCTGGTATGAGGGAGTGAAAAAGGAGTACGAGGTTGACGATACCCAGATGGAGATAATAATGAATGGATTGATGGTGTGGTGTATCGAAAATGGTACATCACCAAACCTCAATGGCATGTGGGTCATGATGGAGGGCGATGAACAAATAGAATTTCCTCTCAAGCCAGTTATCGAATTTGCCCAACCGACATTCCGGCAGATAATGGCACATTTCAGTAACGTTGCTGAAGCGTATATTGAAAAGAGGAATTCTGAGCAGAAATACATGCCTAGGTACGGGCTTCAGCGAAATTTAACTGACTACAGTCTCGCGCGTTATGCGTTCGATTTTTACGAGATGACTTCCAAGACGCCTGTGCGCGCTCGAGAGGCACACATGCAAATGAAAGCAGCCGCTATTAGAGGTACCACTAATCGGTTGTTTGGCTTGGATGGGAACGTTAGTCAGAAGGAAGAGGACACGGAGCGTCACACTACTGAAGATGTCAACAGGAAAATGCACTCACTGCTGGGTGTGTCAACAATGTAGTGTGATGGTAGGTGCGAACTTACCCGTCAGCATCCTTTTTATTGCAATAATATAAGTGTGTAGCTATGCGCTAGTGTGGTTTTACCCCCGTTCACTATATTATATGTTTTAACACTTGTATTTCTTGGTTGTGTGGTGAGATTTTATCTCGTATCAACCGTGTCTTACAGGTGTGAGAAGAC